CCTTTAAACCAACTTTAATTTCTTTCATTTGTTTTAAAATACTACCAATCCATTTTTCATGAGCCATGACAAAATTTGCTTTCGCATTTTTCCATGAAATTAAAAAATCAAATTCAGATTTTTCACAGGCTATTGATCTATCTCTACAATAATCTCTACCGATTAAATCAAGTTGGTATTTTTCGTTCCACTCACGACCATATTTAGTTTCGTTATTTCTTCCACCACTCAATCCCAAATATTTTTCGTTGTTTTCAACAAACTTTCTTTTATGTGGGTTATCATCTTTATCAGCTTGTTCAATTAAGATGTCAGCATTACAATCTTCTTGTGAATTGATTTCATCTCTAAACAAAGCAAAGCCATAAGATAAATCTCTATTGTTATCGTAATTGCTTTCAGTATCAAAAGAGCCATTTAAACGAAAGTCAAAATGTTTTTCTATTGGTACATTTTCTTCAATTACAAGATTGTCATTGTAATCTCTTTTTTCTTTTGTTCCGAGATAATGAAAATGGAAGCAACTGTCTTTTGCAATCGTTGAAACATTTTCAAACTTGTTTTGAAGATAATATGCTTTTTCAACATCTTCATCTGTATAATGTCTACGAACAATTTGTTCTGCCATTTTCCAAGCATTATCATTTATGTCAATTTGATCTGCTTTCAAACTGTCATATTTTCTTTTTTCTTCTGTATCTTCCTGTTGCAAATGTACTCTTATTCTATTTGCGATCTTGTTTCGGTACTCTTGGTTTAGTCTTATTCTAGCCATTGTGTCCTCTTTCTTGGTTAATTGTTTATTTTTAATTTTTTTAAAATATACTATTGACAAATAAAGTCAATAGGATTATATGTTATTTTATATTAATTTATAAAAACTTTAATATCAATTAAAGCAAACTTGCAGTTGGCAGTACAAAAACGCAACTGCAAGTTGCAGAAAGAAAGAGGACAGAAAATGACAGGAATAGATATAATAATTGGCATTGTTGGATTAGGATTTATAGCAATGCTTGGGATTATAGTTTGGCATATTTTCGAGGATATACTATGAGATATTGCCAATCCCATAAATGCCATACTTACGACACAAAAGACAGGAAACGAGGAAGTAAGGGCAACAGAAAAAATCAAACTAGAAGAAGATCACAATTCTATTATGGAAAGGGAAATTTTTGCTCATTAAATTGTTATAATGATTGGGCAGAAGATTTCATGGATAGAGCCATAGATCAGGTATCAGGCAGATTGCATGAACCATTAACAATGAGTGAAGAAAACGCGTGGCGCAAAAGACGTCAATATAATTGGAACCCACCTAGCAATGGTGGTTCAGGTTATACTTTCACTTATTTTTGGCATAATGCATGCACAGGTGAGGACAGGGAAATAACACAAGAACAATATGAAACAGAAATTACTCCGACTTCTTGAGTCTGTCCTTGAAGATCAACTCTAGGTTGTAGAACTCTGCAACAACTTAAGGCAACCTAGAGTTGAATTTTTTTGTTTTTTTTTTTTTGGGGTGGGCCCGCCCACAAGCAAGCCCCCCACCAGCAGGCCAGTTTAGAATTATTCTAAACTAGAAAAAGTAAAAAAGAATTTGACACCTGGGATATTCTGGGATATAAGTTTTTTAATTTAACAAAGGAATAAATATGGACGTAACACAATTGAAAAGAATCGCAGACGCTCTGGAAGAGATCCTGCGACTAGTTAAAAAAGATATGGAGAAGTATGAAAATAAAAAACATTAAAAAAGGTGATAAGATATTACACAGTCACCTGGGCACACAGCCGCCAGTTTCTGGCGTTGTGATGGAATCACCGGTCCAGGGCCGGGGCGTACGTAGTACGATCCTGGTCAACGTTAAAGGGTCCGAGGTTGGACTCTTCGACGAGATTGGATCGATCTATACCAGCGAGATTTTGAAAGTATTCCGGGATGACAACTGGTTACCGGTTGAACAAAATTAAAAAATTCTGGGGCCTGCAGGTCCCGGATATCCAGGCCGCGCCGCAGCCGCTAGATCACAGAGACTCTGGCGGCCTGGAATTGCCCCAGCTTATTAGCCAAGCCCTGACGGCGGTCAGGTGTAGGCGTACAGCTGGGGCGCAAGCTCTCAAGCTCTCAAGCTTGACAAGTCAACAAGCCTGGGATATTCTGGGAGTTAGGAAGGATAAAAATTTATGTTAAAAAAAGAAGCAAGAAAAATAACGGGCGGGCTGTCGAAGCCGTCGAAGATGCCCGGACCAGCTTATAACCTGCCGGCCTGGCATTGCCAGACTGGCGCGAAGCTCAGGAAGATTGAGGGGACCCCATGTTTTGGCTGTTATGCAATGAAGGGCCGCTACAGGTTCAGCAATGTAAGGGCCGCGCTCGAGCGTAGACTGCAAGCAATTGAGAACCCGCTCTGGGTTGATGCGATGGTAACACTGATCAAGGGCCAGCCCTGGTTCAGATGGCACGACAGCGGAGATATCCAGAGTCATAAACATTTAGAAAATATTTTTCAGGTTTGCAGGTTAACACCTGAGACCAGGCACTGGCTACCAACACAAGAGCGGCAATACCTGCCAGAGGACCCGGCAGCGGTTCCGGATAATTTAATTATCAGGCTGTCAGGATCCAAGGTTGACGGACCAGCGCCCAAGGCCTGGCCGTGGACTTCTTCAGTAGTTACGAGCCCGGAAGCTCGAACATGTCCAGCCCCGACTCAGTCGAACGAATGCAAAGATTGCCGGGCATGTTGGGACCGGTCGACGCCAGACGTTGCATATGGTAAACACTAAAAATGGAATGGAGGCATCCGAAATATTACGCAGAGCTCAGGAAGCTTAGGAAGAAGGAACAAGCCAGCAAGCCTGCAAGCAGCAAACCTACAAGCTCTCAAGCACAAGCCGACAAGCGGTCCAGCCACAAGCCAGAGGCTGCAAGCTCAGACCTTCCCTCACAAGAGAAATAATTTCTGATCCAGGGTACAGGCGTACCTTCCCCTTATCCGGGGAACAAGCACAAAGTATATAGGTATTATTTTTATGTTTCACGTGAAAAGAAACCTGATGGGGGGATATTTGGACTTTTTGGGACTTAACTGATTTTAATTCCAATGTGAAAAAGTTGCCGTTAGGAGTATAACCCAATAGATCAGGAGTGCCAAGTAAGGCCCAGTTTTCAATCCTAATCCACGAAATTTTAGGTGTTTCAATTTTTAATTTCCTCCATAAACTACGTTCAGAAATAACTTTATTCTGACCCATAATTCAATCCAAAGGAATTACAAAATTTTAATGGGCATGCCCATTTTTTCTGTAGGTTTTTTACAAGTTAAAACTAATCGGTGAGTTTCTTTACTACCAATTATTTTATTTTCAAGAAGTTTCGCACCTGTGATGTCATAAAATTCTCCGTTGGGTAATTCTATCTGAACCCTAGCACCTTGGCATGTTGGAGATGTAAAAAACTTATCTAGGCCTTGTCTGAATGTCTTTCCGTCTATCATATTTCTAGTTGTATATATAAACTATGTGGGATATATTGCAACCACTATGGCCAGACCAAAAGCTTTAACGAATCAACAAGAAAAGTTTTGTTATTATCTTGTATTTGGAAACCCAGAAACAGGGAATCCATGTAGTAAATCAGAAGCTGCTAAACTAGCAGGATACAAAGACCCTGTATTTTATGGAAGTAGACTCTGTAATGTAGATAAATACCCACTTGTTGTAGCGTTTAAACATGAACTTGAACGAGAGTTAAAAGAAAAATACTCAATTAATTACGACGGACACGTCAGTAAGATGGGAGAGCTACGAGATCTAGCAAAAGATCACAAACAATTCTCTAGTGCAATTAGAGCAGAGGAATTAAGAGGTAGACTCCAAGGATATTATGTTGAACAAAAAGCTGTACTGCATAAGAAAGTAACTGCAGAGGACGCTAAAAAGAACATCAATAAATACGAAGATATTATCAAAGCTAGAAAAATAACAGCTAAATTAATCAAAGACTAAATTGGAATCTTTTCCATTTTAACAATACAACCCACAGGAAAAACATTACGGTCAGAAAATGAAACGTCTCTATCCTCATATGATGCGAATGTCCAAACGAATTTGGAAGTCTTTTTGTATATGTATGCATGTGTTATCATTTTGCTGCATTCGAATTTATCAAATTCTTCGACTGATGCATGGCCTGCATCCCCAGTTATGTCGATCCACTCTAAACGATAAAAATAATACTTCTTCGAACCGATCAAGACGTGCTTAAATTTGGATTTCTTATTTCTCTTGGGCATGGCTATGTATACTCCAGGTTTTATAATTTATAAATTTATTTATAGAATCATATGCGCGCGTCCCTTGAATCGTTGGTATTACTAGGTTTTTAGCAATTGTACCAATTGTACCTGATTGTACCAAGGGTATTTGGTACAAAAATGAAGGAATAAGTGTTGGTATTACTATGTTTTTTAAATTGTACCAATTGTACCAAGGTTTAAAAAAAATAAAAAAATTTTTTTTATTTTTATACAGAAAAGTGTATACAATGGTGTAAATGTCATAT